AATGGCAGCAAGATAGGTGCAGTAAATCACTTCATATATTTGAAGATAATAGATTAAAAGGCGTGTGCATAAGAAAGTGCATGAATAAGAATTGCAACAAATTAATAAAATCATAATGACTGTAAACAACAAATTGCAAAACCACGTACTAATTTTAAATTTAGTATGCGCTGAGTTTGGAATCACTCCTAAAGATTTATTCATAAAATCTAGGAAAAAAGAAGTAATTATACCACGACAAATATTTTATTATCTGGCTAAGAAATACACTAGATATTCGCTGCAATCTTTAGGCCTGATAGGTTTTAACTATAGCGGCGTAAAGCAAGATCACGCCACAGTTTTACACGCAAAAAACACAGTAATAAATTTACTAGGCAGTGATGACCTTATAACTATTCCATGTTCAAGGATAGAGTCAAAAATATCTGAAATACTGGGAATCAATCCCAGCATAATTGTTTTAAAAGAAGAGATTAAAAACAAAATAGACAAGAGCAAAGATGTAAAATCATTAATCAAATTACTGAAATATCAATATAAAAAACTAAAAGAAAATGAACTTAACGACTAATCACATCCCCGAAAATTGGAATCCAAATTATAAAATATCTTTTATGAATTGGATGATAAAAATTCAGTCAAACTATTATAGCGAAATACAATGAGCCAACTAAGCAAATACCACGTAGAGTGCAAAGGTGTAAATATAGACGTATACGATGTTTTAAAAGCTTTTGACGTCGTTAACCCAGCAACTCAACACGCTATTAAGAAATTACTCAAAGGAGGTCAGAGAGGCTTTAAAGACGTTAACAAAGATTATCAGGAAGCAATCGATAGCATAGTAAGGGCGATAGAATTAAATAAATAAAAGTGTTGTTTATCTAATTAATAGTATTATATTTGTGAACGGTTACGGCTTCACACCAAAGTAACTAACGATTTAATAAAAATCCGATAATGATAAAAGACGTGAAGCCCTTTTTGATTTATCGGATTTTATGTTTTAATAAATTATGAACGGATATGAATTAAGTAGAAATTTTGTGGATTTTAGTTTTGAAAACCCCAGTAAGATTAAGCCTAATCACTACGCTTTATATTTCTTTAGTGTAGAGCATTGCAACCGCTTAGGATGGAAGAAAGAGTTTGGATTACCAACTACTATGACAATGGAGGCAATAGGCATTAAAAGCTACGCATCATACATTAAAACATTTAATGAATTAGTCGATCTAGGTTTCTTTATATTAGTAGAAAGAAGTAAAAACCAATACTCATCAAACATAATTGAGTTATCAAAAAACGTCAAAGCACTAGACAAAGCACTAGACAAAGCATTCGTAAAGCACGCATCAAAGCAACAAGAAAGCACACACGAAAGCATTGATAGTATAAACAAACCAATAACAATAGAACCAATAAACAAAGATACTAAAGTATCTACGTCGATTGACTTTGATAAGTTACTAATAGCTTTTAATCAAATAACAAATAAAAACTGTAGAGTAGTAAACTCCAAAACAAGGGCTCAACTTAAAGCAAGGTTAAAAGATGGTTACACAAAGCAAAATATCAAGGACGCTATAATTAACTGCTATAACGATAAATTCCACAAAGAAAATAACCACAAGCATTTAACACTTGAATTTATAACTAGACCAGATAAGCTAGAGCGATACAGTCAGGCAGTAGTAACCTCTAAAAGAGTAACTAAAGGCAAAGGGATCGGTTTAAAGGCTGGCGACTTCTTTGAAGATACTACTTTGTTTGTTTCGTTTATAAGCGAAGAGGGCACGGCTGTATGGAAAAATACAAAAGATATGCTTTAATTTAAAAATAAATAATTATGATAAATATTACTAACGAAGACAACATGCAGCTAATGGCTCGCTATCCTGATGATCACTTTGATCTTGCTATTGTTGATCCTCCTTATGGAATTAATATTAATGTATCTATGGGTAGAAGAAAGGGTGATAAAAAAAGCAATTATCATAAATTTGCTGGAAATGACTCTTCAATACCATCTTCGGAATACTTTAACGAATTAAAAAGAGTTAGTAAAAATCAAATTGTCTGGGGAGGTAATTACATGACTGAACACTTGAAACCATCATCATGCTGGTTAATGTGGGATAAGAAATTTAGTGAAGAGGTTACGTTTGCTCAGTTTGAAATGGCGTGGACTTCTTTTAAAAGTAGTGCTAAAAAATACGATAAACATCCAAATCAATTAAATAGAATACATCCAACACAAAAGCCAGTAGAGCTTTACGAGTGGCAGTTAATGAAGTATGCAAAAAAAGGAGATAAGATACTAGACACTCACGGAGGCAGTTTATCAATAGCACTAGCCGTTCACAATGTAAACAGTAAAGAGTCTATGAATTTAACGCTTGACGTTTGCGAACTAGACAAAGAGTATTTTGATGAAGGAGTTAAGAGGTATAAAAATCATACACAACAAAAAACAATCTTCGACTTATGATAGAATACGACCCAGAATTAACAGGAGATCAAACAGAAGTTTTACCAGATAATATTCTAAGCAAAAAAGAAGATGAAAAAGAGTGGCTAGATTTAGTATTTGCAAATAAAGTTCCGCAAGGTTATGGCTTAGGCTCAGAAACATTCGACGATCATTTTAGATTAAAGCGCAAAACTTTAGTCGGTGTATTCGGAATGGATAACGTAGGTAAAACAACCTTTTATTTATTTTTGATCATGTGCTATGCTAAGAAGCACGCGTTAAAATTCTTAATACTAGCCAGAGAAAATGAAAGCGCATCAGTTAGACAGTCGCTTATTGAATTATTCCTAGGCAAATATGCTTACCAATGTACATCCGAAGAACAACAAGAGGCGGTGAAATTTTGTTACAAGTTCTTCGACATTATAAAACTAGATGTAAACGTAAACAAAGAAAACATATTTGATCTATTGGATAAAGCCTATGAAGATAATCATTACTTTGCGTGCTTCATTGATCCATACAACGCAGTGCAACACGAACAAAGCCCTAAGAGTAACTATGAATTTTTAGATAGTCTTAGACGTTATCAAAACAAGAAGGATACAAGCTTTCACATATCAATGCACATCAGCACAGAAAAAGCGCGTAACTATGTTTATTCTGCTAACGATAAATTGACTAACTTTGAAGGCTTTGAAATAGATGTAGTAGGTCAAAACAAAGTGCCAAGAAAAAATCACGTAGAAGGCGGGCAACCTATCGCAAATAAATTGGATGATATTATAGTAGTTAGCAGAATTTACAAGGTAGATGAGCTTAAAAACTACACCCTAATTTCTATTGAGAAAGTAAAGGAAACAAGAACAGGAGGTACAACCACTTATGAAAAGCCTATCATGTTTAAAAAGGAATTAGGATACATTACTTTTATAGACGACCAATTAAAAAACCCACTTAAATATAGTGAGGTTGTAAAGGCTAAAGAAGTTATAAAACCAGCTAACGCAGAACAAGCTTTCGGCATTCACGACGATGGACTCGCGTTTTAACAACAGTAGTAGAGGATATTAATTTAAAACAAACAAGATGGATAAAGTAATTGGATGGTGGTCAGGAGGTGTTACCTCTGCAGTAACTTGTAAATTGTGTATAGATTTATATGGTTTAGAAAATGTAAGATTAATTTTTATTGATACTTTTAATGAAGATAATGATACATATAGATTTAAAAAAGATTGTGAAGAATGGTATGGCAAAAAAATAGAAACCATTACAAGAATAGGTAAAGATAAAAAGTATCAAAAAATACAGGATGTCTGGTTTAAATACAAATCTTTAAATGTTGCTGGCGGTGCAGTTTGTTCTTCTGAATTAAAAAGAGAGTTAAGAAAGGAATGGCAGAAAGAAAACGATTTTAAAAATCAAGCATTCGGATTTGATGGCGACGAGATAAGAAGGGTTAAATCTATGGTTAATAATTACAGAGATAGCGCAAAGCCTATTTTCCCTTTATTAATGTACGGCTATGATAAAAAAGACTGTGTTAAAATATTAATCGATGCGGGTTTAAAAATGCCTAGGGCTTATGTATTAGGATTCTTAAATAACAACTGCCTAAATACAGGATGCGTTCAAGGTGGAATAGGTTATTGGCAGAAAATGCAGCGAGATATTCCTGAAAACTTTGATAAAATGGCACAAGTTGAACACGATTTAACAGAAATGAAAGGCGAGCCAGTTACAATGCTAAAGGATCAAAGCAAAGGAGGTGGATTAGTTTTTTTAAAGCCTCACAAAGACTATCCAAACATAAAAGACATTAGTATGATGAAGGGTAGAGAGCCTCAACCGCTTACAGATTGTAATGGATTAGCTTGTGGAGTTTCAGATTTGGACGAAAGAAACCCTACCGAAAACGAAATAAACTACCAAACAGAACTTTTTTAATTATGAAAACAGAAATAGCTATACAAAGATTAATCACACGCTTTTCAGGTGGTAACGCTATTACTCCTAACGATGCAGACAGAGCTGCTTTAAAGTCTATTGTGCAAAATTACAACAATAGCCAAAGTAAAATAAACTACTCGCAAGAACCATTTGCTAAGCTGTTTTTATTTCTTTACAAT